GGGCCATATACCGCCAAGTGGGACTACTGCACGGCCCAGGGCGAACTGATTGCGTGTGTCTACCGGTATGACCCGCCAACCGGAAAGGAGTTTCGCCCTTGGGACGTGAGAGCCCGTATGTGGCGCGCGCCCGACCCCCGACCTATCTACAACCTGCCAACCGTATCAACCTCACGCGCAATTGTGTTGGTAGAGGGCGAGAAATGTGCCGACGCCTTGATTGGCTTGGGCATTGTCGCCACGACGGCCATGAATGGGGCCAAGGCTCCTATCGACAAGACAGACTGGAGTCCGCTCAGGGGTAAGGATGTCCTGATCTGGCCAGACCGGGATTCACCGGGTTGGGAGTATGCAGAGAACGCGGCCAAGGCCTGCGCACTTGCAGGATGCAATTTCGTGGCGATCCTGGTCCCACCGACTGACAAGCCCGTCAAGTGGGATGCTGCAGACGGTGTGGCAGAAGGGTTTGATTGCAAAGCTTTCATCAGAGACGGCGAGCGCAGGGTCGTCAAGGCAGCCACCCCTTTGCTGCCCAGTTTCACCCTTGGTCATCTGCTGGATGACGATACGCCCTTGCCTGACGATCTCATTGCTCCCCGGGTAGTGACTCCTGGTGGGATGCTGGTATTCGGCGGAGCGCCCAAGGTCGGCAAGAGTGACTTTTTGCTGGCATGGCTAACCCACATGTCGGCAGGGCAGCCGTTTTTGGGCATGACACCAGCACGGCCACTGCGGGTGTTCTATCTGCAAGCCGAAGTGCAATATCACTACCTGCGCGAACGTGCCAAAAAGATCCGACTGTCAGAACCTGCACTTTTGTTGGCCAGAGTCAATTTTGTGGCCACTCCCCAGCTTCAAACGCTGCTCAACGACGCGGGTCTTGCCCAAATCATTCCAACCATTCAGATGGCCTTTGGCGGTCCGCCACCCGACATCATCGTTATCGACCCGATTCGCAATGTCTTTGATGGCGGTGATGCCGGTGGCGAGAACGACAACGGTGCCATGCTGTTCTTTCTGTCGCAACGGGTGGATCGTATCCGTCGTGAGGTCAATGTCGACGCGGGTGTGATCCTGGCTCACCACACCAAAAAACTCTCCAAAAAACAGTTCGAAGAGGACCCGTTTCAGGCGCTTGCCGGGGCAGGAAGTTTGCGCGGCTATTACTCCACTGGCATGTTGCTGCAGCGTCCTGACGAGGCGCGCACCACTCGGCAATTGATTTATGAGCTGCGCAACGGTGCTGCCATTCCCAACAAGTTTGTTGACAAGGTTGACGATGAATGGCGACAAGTCGATGTCAATGATCGTCTGGTCCTGAAGGAGTACGGTGAGCGCCTTGACGCAGAGCGCCGCCGCAAACGGGATGCCATTTTGCAGATCCTGTTTGAGGAGGCAGCTCAGGGTCGCGGCTACACCGGCAATCAATTCGCAGAGACCTTCGAGGGCAAGGCGGGCCTTGGCGGCGAGCGCACCATTCGCGAGCGTCTCTCGGTCCTGTCCACCCAGGGCTACATCAAGTATTTCCGCAATGGCAAGGACTACGGTCTGCCGTCCTGTGGCCGCAGCAAGTTCGGCTATTTGTGCGTCGAAGGCATGGTCCTGAACATGCCGGGCGACACGCCTGACCCACTCACTGGCGAACTGCCTATTCGGGCGCTCGCAGTGCTTCCCACCCACTACAAATGCCCGCAATCCGGGGCTGCAATGCCCGTTGAGAACCCGGATGTGTGGGTTTACCAAGACGACATCACCGACCCTAAGGAGTCCACATGAATCCGTGCGCGCAAGTTGGCAAAACCGCTGCCAAATGGAACCCCACTTTTGCCAACTGGGCTCAGTTGGAAAACCCTTGCCAACTTCAATCCTTTAAAAATCAACAGCTTATGCCGAAGTTGGCAAAGCTGGCAGTTGGCAAGACTGCCAACTTGCCAACTGGCGCAAACCCGCATGCCTATTGGGTTTTCGGGGATATTGCAGTTGGCGAAAACTCTCCCTCCTACTACGTAGGAGAGGGAACAGCAGTTCCCTCTGACCTACGTGGGAGTGTTGATGCGGATGGAAGTAAAGGCCAATCGACACGACTGGTTGTGCTGGCCCTAGACCTGGGCACCACCACCGGTTGGGCATTGCGTTCACGCGACGGGCAGATCGCACATGGCTTTGTGAACTTCAAACCCCAACGCTTTGAAGGCGGTGGCATGCGCTACCTGCGGTTCAAGCGCTGGCTCTCAGAGATCACAGGCGCGGTCGGTGAAATCCATTCGGTCTATTTTGAGGAGGTGCGTCGGCACAGCGGTGTCGATGCCGCCCACGTCTACGGGGGCCTCATGGCCACACTCACGACCTGGTGCGAGCACCACAACGTGCCATACCAGGGCATCCCTGTGGGCACGATCAAGAAGCACGCCACGGGCAAAGGCAACGCTGGAAAGGCAGAGGTCATTACGGCCATGCGTGCGAAAGGTCACCCGGTCACCGACGACAACGAAGCAGATGCTCTGGCCCTGTTGGGTTGGGCGATCGATACACAGGAGCTATGACATGAAGATCACACCCCATCGTTACCAATGCCCGCTGGGTCGCTTGCAGCCACAGGTTGCAGACCTAGATGAGATCAAACGCACGGGATGGCGCGAGCAGCACATCCTGGTGGTCAGCGAGACGGACTCGCGCCTGGACTTCGTCGAGCAGGCGTTTGTCAAACGGATCGGTGAGCGGCTGTTTGGTCAGGGGGGCAAGCGCAATGGCTAACATCAAGACAAACTGGACTGCCGATGATGTGGCCAACCGCTTTGAGGAGGCTGCCAGCACGGCACGTCGCCTGCCACCTGTTCGTGTGCAGGGTTACTTCACCCTCTGGCCCACAGTGATGCGGTCAGAGTGGGAACGCATGTCGGCAGATGAACGACCCAAGATGCACTTCCAACCCAGTCCGAGTGAGGTCGATGCCATGCTTGAGGTCATGCACTGGGTTCAGTGGCTGGAGGTTGAGCAGCGTCACCTCGTGTGGATGCGAGCCAAGCGCTACGGCTGGCGCGAGATCAGCATTCGCTTTGGCTGCAGCACCAAGACAGCACAACGCAGGTGGGCACAGTCGCTCCAGCGCGTAACCGAGCAACTCAACAGTGCCTTGAAGGTTCGTGCGTAAGTTTGAAGGGAATTGATAAGTGGGTAGAACAGATGCCAACCTTCGACAGCCGATGCGGATTCACCTTCAAAACAGGGTGTCGCATTTCACAGGTCATTGCCCTACATTTACAGCTATGGTTGCGAGAGGTCTGAGAAATCAGATGGCCCGTCAGATTTCGACGGGTCCTCCCTCGCCGAAATGCTATGCGGGGGGAGCGAGCGCAAGAGTCCTCTAGCGACAGTGTGCAAACCCAGGTTTGCATGGTTTGCAGGGTTGCACCCCAGACCGCCCCGCAGGCCCATCCAGTTTCCCCTCGACCCGCCCACGGCAAATGCTGTCGGCGGGTTTTCCATTTTGAGGATCCCTCGTTTGAAAACGCTCAACGTCGAATACCGAAAGGTCGAGACGCTCATTCCGTACGCCCGCAATCCCCGCACGCACAGTGAAGTGCAAGTTACCAAGATTGCCGCCAGCATCGTGGAGTTTGGCTGGACCAATCCGGTGCTGGTCGATGGTGAGAACGGAGTCATTGCTGGCCACGGTCGGCTGGCGGCTGCCCGCAAGCTTGGGTTGGACGCAGTGCCGGTCATTGAACTGGCACACCTGTCGCCCAACCAAAAGCGCGCCTATGTGATCTCCGACAACCGACTGGCGCTGGACGCGGGTTGGGATGAGGAGTTGTTGGGCCTTGAACTTGCCGAGCTGACCGACGCAGGATTTGACCTTGCCCTGACAGGATTTGACGATGTCGAACTGGACACCATGTTTGGCGATCCAAGTGCGACCGATTCGGATGGGGATGATCCTGACGATGGTGAGGACGCAGCAGACGATGTTCCGCCAACGCCAGTAGATGACATTTCCAGAACCGGCGATATTTGGGCTGTGGGCCAGCACCGGCTTATTTGTGGCGATGCCACCGATCAGTCTGTGGTCGCCGCTTTGATGCAGGGTGACAAAGCCACCATCTGCTTTACCTCGCCACCCTATGGCAACCAGCGGGACTACACCAGTGGCGGAATCACCGACTGGGATGGATTGATGCGTGGTGTGTTTGCAAGTTTGCCCGTCACTGACGACGCGCAGGTTCTGGTCAATCTGGGCTTGATCCACCGCGACAACGAAGTCGTTCCCTACTGGGACGGCTGGCTTGGTTGGATGCGCACCCAAGAGTGGCGGCGCTTTGCCTGGTACGTTTGGGACCAGGGCCCGGGCATGCCGGGTGACTGGTCAGGACGGCTGGCCCCGAGTTTTGAGTTCGTTTTTCACTTCAACCGGCAAAGCCGTACACCCAACAAGATCGTTCCCTGCAAGCATGCGGGTGAAGAATCTCACCTGCGCGCGGACGGGTCATCTACTGCCATGCGCAGCAAAGAAGGCGAAGTCGGTGGCTGGGCCCACAAGGGTCAGCCTACACAAGATAGCAAGATCCCTGACTCTGTGATCCGGGTGATGCGCCACAAAGGAAAGATCGGCCAGGACATTGACCATCCGGCAGTGTTCCCGGTCGCGTTGCCAGAGTTCATTCTGGAGGCCTATTCCAACACCGGGGACATCGTGTACGAGCCCTTTGGTGGCAGCGGCACCACGATGCTGGCAGCTCAGCGCTCTGGTCGCCAGTGTCGCTCGGTTGAGATTGCGCCGCTGTACGTGGACGTCGCCATCAAGCGCTTCCAGCAGAATTTTCCCGGCGTGCCGGTCAAACTGCTCTCGACCGGTCAGACCTATGAGGCAGTGGTGGCCGAGCGCAGTAAGTCGGCTGAGGTGGTGCAATGACCACTTCCTGGCTGGCAGACAAGATCCAGCAATGGCCGGTTGCCAAACTGATTCCCTATGCCCGCAATGCCCGGACCCACTCTGACGAACAGGTGGCGCAGATTGCGGCGTCCATCGCAGAGTTTGGATTTACCAACCCCATCCTGGTCGGTGCCGACGGTGTGATCGTCGCGGGCCATGGCCGGTTAGCCGCAGCCCAAAAGCTCGCCATGGAGATGGTCCCGGTGGTGGTGCTGGAGCACCTGAGCCCCACGCAACGCCGAGCCCTGGTCATTGCGGACAACCGGATTGCGGAGAACGCAGGCTGGGACGAGACCATGCTTCGCGTGGAAATGGAGGCCTTGCAGCTCGACGACTTCGATATGTCGCTCACCGGCTTCGATGCCGATGCGCTGGCCGAATTGATGGCGGGCGGTGGCGGTGATGATTCGGGCAACACCGATGACGATGCCGTGCCGGAGGTCCTGGAGAACTCGATCTCTCGCACTGGCGACGTTTGGTTGCTGGGTCCACACAGGCTTTTGTGCGGCGACTCCACCTTGGCGGAGAGTTATGCGCAGTTGCTGCAAGGCGAGGAAGTGGACATGGTGTTCACCGATCCACCCTACAACGTCAACTACGCCAATACAGCCAAGGACAAGATGCGTGGCAAAAACCGCGCCATCCTCAATGACAACCTGGGCGATGGGTTTTATGACTTCCTGCTGGCAGCGCTGACGCCGACTGTTGCCAATTGCAGGGGTGCTATTTATGTGGCTATGTCCTCCAGTGAACTGGACGTGCTCCAGTCAGCCTTTCGGGAGGCCGGTGGCAAGTGGTCGACCTTTGTGATTTGGGCCAAGAACACTTTCACCATGGGGCGCTCGGACTACCAGCGCCAATACGAACCCATCCTCTATGGCTGGCCCGAGGGTGGCAAGCACCATTGGTGCGGCGACCGGGACCAGAGTGATGTGTGGCAGATCAAAAAACCGCACAAGAACGATTTGCACCCCACGATGAAGCCGGTCGAACTGGTGGAGCGTGCCATTCGCAACTCCAGTCGGCCAGGGAATTCGGTGATGGATCCCTTTGGCGGTTCCGGCACCACGTTGATCGCCGCAGAAAAGACTGGCCGGATCGCCCGGCTGATCGAGTTGGATCCCAAGTATGTGGACGTGATCGTGCGCCGTTGGCAGGACTGGACTGGCAAGCAAGCCACCCGCGAGTCGGATGGAGTGGCGTTCGATGCTCAGTCAGTGAGCAGTTCTTCAGAAATTTCGCAGTGAATCACAAATCCTGTGAGGTAAGGCAGGCCGCGAGGGATTCCGTAGTCCTTGGCGGTATGGCGTCCGATGCTCCAGCCCATCCATTTTTGGGTGGCTGCTTGCACCGCCTGCTCCAAGCCCTTGCCAACGTACAGATGGTTTTCAACTTCGTCCGCAAAGTGGCGTCCATGGCGGCTGTCCAGAAACGCCCGCACGGCGTCAGTAGCGCAGCCAGTGATCTCTGCAATGGCAGGCAATGCGATCGCCCATGCTGCTGGTGCTTTATCTTGCATCGTGCCCCAAAAGCCCCAGTCTTCATTCTGAGTGGAGGGGATGCTGGTGTTGGTGGTCATGGTTTGGTCCTTGATGGTGTTGGTTGCGACACCCGTAGTAACGCG